ACCCGCATATAAACCATCGCCAAAGGTAGCAACTATAACATGTGTACCTTGTAAAAAATGCGGAAAAAGTTTATGGCAACACGCAAAGTGGACAAACATAATATGACAAACAATAAACAACAAACGGCAGTTAAACTATTGCGATTAAAAGACCAACTAGAAAGTAATCCTTGGCAATACAATTGGATAATAGAAGAAATAGATGAAATAATATATGCGTTAAACAATAAAGAAGACGATGACGATGACAAACAATAAACAACAAATTAAACCATTTTGGAAAGGCTTTTGGATGGGATGGATGTCCTTTTATCTTTTACTAAAATTAATAGAAGCATTATGACAAACAATAAGCAACAAACAGAACAAGAAAAGTTAAATCGAATTAAAATGATTACTGAACTAAAGCAAAATAAAACATTTTTATCAATTTTGGCTGATTTTAGATTGTACAAAGTACACAGCATGACTATTTTTAATAATCAAATAGAAGATGAATTTGAATTAGCATCTTATTGGTTAAATGTACAATTGAATGAGCAATTAAACAAACCTACGGAGGAGGTGAGCAATGAAACTATACACAGAAGAACAAGTATTGGAAATAATTGCCAATATAAACAGAGATGTAAACGTGAGTTCTCAAGAGTTATTGAAAGGTATAGAAGTTGACCATATCGAACTACCAAGTGATGATGAGATTAAAAAAATGATGGAGTTGGATGGTATGGAGTTTGATGAATTCGACCCTTACGATGCATCATATTTAGGTGGTGCAACTTGGATGCGTAATAAAATACAAGGGGGTGAGCAATGAAACACAAAATAATCTATACAAATGACTACGCACTTATTGTAAGTGATGAGGAGATTAAAGATGTTAGACCATTTATAGGTCAATATCATCTTGAAGGTGGTTTGACAATTAATAAATTTCCTAACTATCTAACAGATTTAGGTGCTTGTAAATTAATAATTGCACATCGACCATTATCAGATGCTCCTATTCTTAAAGGAATTCCTTTGTTACCAGAGTTTAGCCAACCAAAACGTCCTAAGTATTTTGAAATGGAGGTATATTTTTACGACAATCCAGTATATAACACATACCCAAAAACAAAACTTATCTCAAAATGTAAAACAGAATTAGTAGGAGAATACAGTTATGAGTGAAGACTTAAGAACACACATTGAAAAATTTTACAAACAAACCTACGGAGGAGGTGAGCAATGATTAAAATAGTGGTACACGATAAGCAATGGTTTATTGACCGCATTGGGAAAAGGATTTACAGAGAAAAAAATGTCTGTAATTGCCCAGTGTGCGCCAAGGTTCACGAAGAAGGATTGATCATAACCTCTGAAGACCACGCCAATTATTTATACGATTGCCAAGAATTAGATTTAATTTATTACGATAAAGAAGATAAATGATAGACGAAATAATTAATAACGGAGAGTACAGAGCACCCCTATTTGATAAGAACAAGAGGCTCGAACAGTTCGCAATCACACTGCCATACGAAGTACGCAACGAGATAGATGGAATCAACATACGCCAATTCATTACAGATGGTGTATTGGATTTCATGAATCAGTACAAAGACAAGGCGTACAAAGACAAGGTATGGATCTGGGTTCACGCATTAGAATCCTTTATCACCATAGAAGGTTTTATCAATACAGATGATGAGGATGAAGCTAAGGAATTGGCCTCAGAATTTAATTACGATTGCTATTTTGATTTAATCGAAGATGAAACAATTTATATTTAATCAGCTAGAAGAAATAGAATTCGCACCGCTAGAGAAAAACTATCAGACTTATGTAAATAAGTTCAATACTGAAAAGCAAGCCCTCGATGCCCTTGAGTTTAGAATCCAAGAATTCTTAAGACACACCGAGTTTAACAAAGTGCATAGAGCAAACAGAGTTAATCTAAGGCTTGCTGTAAACAAGGCACTGATACCAAGGATGGAGAAGTACTGCAACGAAATGAATATAAACAAAAATGAATTCTTACAATCGGTAATGAAATGGACAAGAAGGCAGTAGGTTACATACGTGTATCGACAGATATGCAAGCAGATAAGGGTACCTCCTTAGACAACCAGATAGCACGCATCCAAGAGTATGCCCAACTAAAAGGGTTTATACTAGAAAATATTTTCGAGGATGCGGGTTATAGTGGAAAAAATACTAAGCGACCAGGGTTCCAAGCGATGTTTAATCGACTAAGAAAGGGGGGTGTCAGTGCTGTTATCGTATGGCATAGCACACGTTTCGCCCGTAATCTTAAGGATAACATCGTGCACATGGCTGAGCTAGAACAGAGAAAGATTAAGTTCTTCTCTATCGAGGAGCCAGAGATGTCGGGTTCATCAGGCAAGGCAATGCGTAATCTAATGGCCGTCTTTGCTGAGTACCAATCAGATGTCACTGGCGATCACACACGATCAGTCAAGGCAAACTTAAAAAAGAATCTTAAGACCTACTGTGGTAATCCTCCATTGGGATTCCGTAATCAGGACGGTCAATTAGTTATAGTGGAGAAAGATATGGAGACCGTTCGTAAGATAATGGGTCTCAGATCAGAAGGTTACAGTTACAACAAAATAGCAAACAAGATAAATGAATACAGAAATGGAAATAAAGGTGGAAGATTCTATGCAATCAGCATTAGTAAAGTATGTAACAATCCCATCTACTCTCTTATTGACCAATGAGGAGAAAAGGAAACTGATTAACTTAATGGAGGCTCTGTATGAAGTGACGGGTGTACTGCCTCAGTTATATATGAGCACCAAGAGTAGAGAGACTGCTTACGTTCGTCTGAGACAAATCGCAGCGTACTGCATTCGCAAGAATACTCGCCTATCCCTGAGAGAGATTGGTATCATGCAAGGGTTCAGAGATCACTCCACTGTTATACATTCGTGGAAGTTGGTTAGTACGTGGTTGGATGGTATACCCGGTTATAGTTACGAGAAGAAATTAGTTGAATCAATAATGGAATGTTATGGAAAAAAATGTGAAGCTACTGTTTGAACACCTACTAGAAAGAGTACACGGCCCAGCGTGGAAAACTAAGGAACCTGAGATTGCTCTCCTACTTAAGCGTAGTGCTCTGTTTGAGCCTCCTACTATTGAAGAGGTGGAGAGTTATTTAAAAAGTATGAAAGTCCGAGACCCAAAGAACAACGCACTCAAGTGGCATAACTTCTACGAAAGTAAGGGATGGATGATCGGTAAGAACAAGATGAAGAATTGGAAATCAGCTGTGAACACATGGCAATTCGAAAAAGATAATTTAATCATATGAAAATCAAGATAGACAAGGACTTAAATGTCCACATGGTAAATGAGAAATGGAAGTATACAACTCTCATCATTCTCTTCTCCACGCTCGTTGGATCGATTATTTATCTGATCAATCAGGAGGAGGACATCAAAGTAATTTATAAGCAATGGGTCTCAGAACCAGAGGATGATCTACCAATCAAAGAGGAAGCATGGGTTAAGTATTTAGTAGAGCAAGGCTGTGTATTGCCTAATATTTGCATCGCCCAAGCCAAGGTAGAGAGTGGGTTCTGCAAGAGCAATGTAGCCCGTAAGGCACACAACCCATTCGGTATTACCTATCACAAGTGTAAATATGTCGATAGCAAGTACGGTGTGTACGCCAAGTATAAAACATGGAAGGATGCCATCAACTGTTACATCCACATTCAGGATAACTATTTACGCAATATCGATGGTCGATATGCCGAAAGTAAAGATTATGTCAAAGCGATTAAAGAAGTTAAGTGATTATTTATTTTTTTTCATTATTATTGTAACCCTAATAGTAATTTTTTATGCTACAGAAACTATTTGTAAGAATGTTCAAAGGCGCTTGGAAGCCAAGCAATACGATCCAAGAAGCACGACCTTACGTATTTGAGTACGATAGGGCCGTGCCTGGTTTTAATGAATTCACACAAAACTTAATCAACCACAGATATGACACCAAACGACATCTCAGTACTAATGAACTTGCTCCACAAACTTCAAAGAGAGGTAGAGGAGTTAAAGGAAGAAATTAAAAGATTGGAAGAAAAATTAGAATTTTATGAAGGCGACAATTGAATTCAATCTCCCCGAGGATAACAATGAGTTTACCTTGATGAACAATGCATCTAAGTGGTATAGTTTAGCATGGGAATTAGATCAGCACTTACGGGCTCAGACCAAGTATGCTCCTGATACTATGCACGATGAGTACTACAAGGCTCTCAAGGATACACGAAATAAATTGTATGAGATGCTAAATGAGGAAGGCTTAGCGTTTGACTTATGAAAGCAAGGGTTATGAAAGCATGGGTCAATATGATCCCCAGATGGAGAGTCTATTATAACCAAGAACTACTTGCCTCATTTGATACAGAATACTCCGCTCAGTTATATGCCGATTACCTAAATGAAAACTATTAATAATAGAAAACCATGATACTAAATATGATTTCATCTTATAAGAAACAAGTCGAGTTACTCGAAATAATTTTATCTTATAAGCAACAAGTTCAACTACTTGAGAAAAAAGTTCAATTGGAAACAGAATCGAAAGAGTTGTGGAAGCAAGAAGCACTATACTATCGCCAAAAGCTTGAGCAATCTTTAAATTTATTAGATCGTTCTACGACCTATATTGAAAAACACAAACTACTTTAAACATGATAAAATGAAAACACCAATTGACCGTTTAGTAGAACACATCCGTAGCCAGTACCCTGATATGGTTATCTCGCCACACATCATCTTCAACTTCAAGCAACTTGAAAGTATGGAACAACAACTGGCATACAATGCCGGGTTTGCTAACGCTAAAAAAATGTACGAAGAGGTATGATACCGAAAGACAAGGTTGACAAAATCAACGCTTTGCAATTCCCATACGAGAAACGTAAATTGATTTATGAGTGGGTGAAAACAGGCAAAGTATCTTTACAACAATTTTTAGAATTAATCGAATTAACCATTGAATAAGATGACACCTAAAGAAAAAGCAAAAGAATTAATACGACAATTTTATTCAGTCGGTGCTGTTGAATGCAAACAATGTGCATTACTTGCAGTTGATGAGATATTAAATTATGATATTAAAGCAAAAAGCGAAGCTCAATTTGTAATACAAAAAAGAATTGAGGATTATTGGCAAGATGTAAAACAAGAACTAGAAAATTTATGATAATAAGAGTTAAACACAAAGACACTGAGATTGAAATTGATGATAAGAGCAACATTACCGAAATCAAATATTCAACTGGCGAATTAATTAAAATGCTTGAAAAAATGTCACTAGAAATTCAAGCAATAGAAAACAACTATAATCAAACAACATACGAAAATGAAACAAACTAGCAAAGAGTGGTTAGAAGATATAGGAACAATTATCGCTCAACCAAAACCAAAAAAAACAGTAGGATGGTATTGCCTATCAAGTAAGATTAAAGTAAATACTATTGCATTTGCTACATATAGTAAGCCTAACTTTATTAAAAGATTCTTTATGAGAACCTTACTAGACTTTTATTGGGTTAAAGACACAAACAATGACAAACAATAAACAACAGACGGCAATTGAGTGGTTCATTGAACAACTTGAAGAAAAGGGAGATTTGAGAGAAACCCCATCAATTAGAAACATTCAATTAAACATTGATACATCTGATTATATGGAATTGAAACAACAAGCCAAAGAAATGGAGAAGGAACAACAAGAAAAATTATCAGCATCTTGGGCTAAGAGCAGGGAACAAACACGAGAAATTGCTATGCATATTGGTTTTGCCAAAGGTTTTATGAGTGGTCTTGAATGCCATGAAGATTATTATGAAGAACTAAATAAAACGCAATTGGACGAAGATGAGTTCACGAGAAACTACATTACTGATATATTTGAAGAAACCCAAGGAGGCACAAATGAGAGTAATTAAAAATAGAATATTGATACTTATTCATAAGGTAAGTGCAATAATGAAAATTGTATTTGCAGATAGGTTTGAATTAAATATCTTTGATAAAAACGGTTGGAATCTTACTCAAATTACATTTAATAAAAAAGAGATTTTAACCTACGGAGGAGGTGAGCAATGACAAACAATAAACAACAGACGGCAGTGGAGTGGTTATGGGATCAAATGTTTGACCCTACTTATCCCGCCGGAGAACAAATTAACTGGTTAGAACAAGCCAAAGAAATGGAGAAGGGGCAGATTATGAAAGCACATATTTCAGCAGGTGCGAGATTAGAAGATATTTCAATAGAAGCAGCCGAACAATACTACGAACAAACCTACGGAGGAGGTGAGCAATGATAATATTAGCCTCAATAATCGTATCTTGTCCATTGTGGTTGATAGCATCTTTTTTGAAAGACATTGTTAAAAATACAAGGAGGTGAGAAATGAACGACAAAATAAAACAACTCCTTGAAAACGCAGAGCAATCGGATGCAATAGCAATAAACAAATGGCGTATTGAAAACCGAGAGCAACTAAGAAAAGAGCGTAAAGAAAAATTAAAAGAACTTATGGAAAAAGACAAACAAAAAACGGCAGTAGAGTGGCAATTTGAACAATTGTTTAATTCATTTGAAAAGTTTAACAATGGTGAATACACATTTGATGAATACCTTAAAAGTAATTTAGAAATAAGAGAACAAGCCAAAGAAATGGAGAAGAAACAAATCATTGAAGCGATTATTATGGGATTTGCAAATTGGGATAGCGAATTAGGAAGTGAACAATACTACGAACAAACCTACGGAGGAGGTGAGCAATGAGCGGAGGTGCATTTAACTACGCCCAGCATTCAATAAGAGACATTATTGACAAGCTAGATCGGGTAATGGAACAGCAGAACCAATTGAACCCAGACTACGGTAAGGATATTTGGGAACCAGAGTTCTTACGTGAAGATTCATTAGAGGTACAGCTTATTATTGCAGAGGGAATACACGCCTTGAAGAGAGCGTACATCTTTGCCCAACGTATTGATTGGTATCTATCAGGAGATGATGGAGAAGAGAGTCTTTATCGCAGACTGCTCGAAGAGTTAAACGAATTAGAAGGAGGTAACAAATGAAAAGTAAAAACTTAGCACTGCTGTTAACAGCGTTATTGATTTTGATCGTCTTTGCGATTGTAGTAGCACATACCCTCGAAGAAGGGGTTGCCATTGTATGCTTGGTCTCATTGGCTTTTATTCTTTTTTATGGTTTATTATCTTCCATGCACGAACTAATTAAATTGACTAGAGATGAGCAAGATTGAACAGACTACAATACACCTGGCAGAGCCACGCTACAAGCTGACTCGTGAGGAAGATAATTTGACTAGACGTTCTAGAGATGTGATGTGGCTAGAATGGAACGAGGAAGGTCACTGGAAGGATAGACATAGCGAGCCAGCAGTGGGTCGATCACTACTGATGTCTCCCTTTAACGATACTTTTACGTGGATGACTACAGATATCGTTGAGATACTCGAGCAAGATGATGAATGCATCAGATTTAAAACTAAGAACAGCACCTATAGACTATGCAAGATTTGAAATTAGACTTAAAAAATTGGACAGCCGGGCAGTACGCTGTACTTATTCTCCGTGAGGATTTTAAATACTCTTGGGCACGATGTGGTAATCGTTTAGGTATATCACGTCACGCAGCGAATGAGTTGTATAAGCGGGCAAAGATGAAAGAATATGAACAAGGATGATGTTTTTATCCTTTTGCGTTTTATATTTGTCCCCCTTTAAACTGAATAGAACATGAACGCAGATAAACTAATTAAACTCGGGATAGACCTTAGAAATAAATGGAGCGGAGAAGTTAAGACTACTTGCCCCAAGTGTGCACACCAAAGAAAGAAGAAGAATGATCCATCCTTAGGCGTTAATATAGATGATGGGGTATGGAAGTGTCACCATTGTGGTTGGAGTGGCTCAGTTAATCAGTATGTGCGTCCTGAGGCCCGTCCTCAAGTTAAGACTGAGGGTATCCTATCCTATTTTACTAAGAGGGCAATTTTATCTGAGACCGTAACTAAATTTCAAATCAGCGAGGGGGTGGAGTGGATGCCCCAAGACCAGAAGGAACACAAGGTTATCTGCTTCAACTATTTTCTTGAGGATGACTTAATCAATATCAAGTTCAAGACATCTGATAAGATGTTCAAGATGGTCAAGGATGCTCGCAAGATTCCTTACAATATCAATTCGATTAAGGATCAAGCCTATGTGATTATTTGCGAGGGTGAGGAAGAGTGCATGGTGTGGGACCAATGCGGTCACCAATCGGTTGTATCTGTACCCAATGGCGCTAGCAAGAACAATAATAACTTGGAGTGGTTGGATGCTGTGTACGATATGTTCGAGGGTAAGATAATTTATCTCGCCACAGACAATGATGAGCCAGGTCGCAAGCTAGGTGAAGACTTAGCACGCAGGTTCGATGCCTCAGACATACGCATTATTAGATTTCCAGAAGGGCAGAAGGATGCTAACGATTGTCTTAAGGCATTCGGAGGCCTCTTTGTATCTCGTTTGTTCGAAGATGCTGAGCACTTGCCAGTAAAAGAAATTTCCATTGTTGATGACTATTTAGAAACAATTCTTTCCTATAGAGAAAATGGTTTCCCAATTGGGTGTAAGGTTAATTTACCTGAGACCGATAAGCACCTTTCATGGAATCGTGGCGAGTTGGTAGTAGTTTCGGGCATCCCAACTTTTGGGAAAACTACGTGGCTTGATTATATGTATATTCGCCTATCTCAAATCAATAATTGGAAGTTTGGTATTTTTAGTCCTGAGAATATGGCACCATTAAAAATCATGCGACTCGCAGAACAATTGTCAGGTAAGCCAGCCAATCAAATGACTCGAGAAGAATTAAATCGAATGCTTGATATAATTAAAAAGAAGTTCTATTTCTTTAATACAGAGAAAATGGAAGACTTTAGCTTGGATGCCTTATTAAGAACTGCAAAAGCTATGATTAAAAGATATGGTATTGACTGCTTGTGTCTCGATCCTTTTAATTATATCGATAATCCGAGCAAAGAAGAAAGTACACACGACAGAGCTGGTGATTTGTTGAGAGAGCTGAAAAAGTTTGCTGTTCATCATGACATCAACGTTACGTTAGTCGCACACCCTCGCAAGCAAGATAAGACAGGTGGTCAGTACAATGTACCAAGAATGTACGATATCGCTCAATCTTCTCACTTTTATAACGTCCCGGACGTAGGTATTATTGTGCACCGTACATTTGTAGATGGGGTAAACGATCCTGTCGAAGTATTTGTTCAGAAAATCAAACATCACTTCAGAGGACAGTTGGGCTCGATTCAATATAATTTTGATAGAGCAACAGGAAGATATTCAGAAAATGGAAAATTTGATGACTTGCTCGCAATTAATGACAGACAATGGGAACTACTATTATGAATTGGAAAAAAATAAAAGACTTTGATTTGCTATGATATACAAGAAACTTCTGATGGTTTGTTCGAATCACTTCAAGCGTGGGGAAAGGGTCAAGGAATTCAACCTATGTCCCTATAACTACAACCAGTTCTTAAACAAATCAATAACCTATAGAAAAGTTGAAATTCCCTTCGTTTGCGAAGGATGGATTAAAATTGATAATGCTTATTATTTAGAATTAAATACCACATTTGGTACTGTATATATTACTGACTATTACTACACGCTATGCTAAAAATATACGACATTGAAACATTTGCCAATTGCTTTACCTACACCGATTACGATCCAGACACCAAAGAAACTAATGTGTTTGTTATCTCGGCATTCAGGGATGAGCAGAAGGAATTCAGAGCCTACTTAGATTCTATCTCCAAGGGAGGAATGGTAGGTTTTAACAACTTACATTTTGACTGGCCTGTAACAAATTTTATATACAATTCGTTACAAGTTACAGCCGAACAAATCTACGCATACGCCCAATCTGTTATCACTCAAGAGCAGAAGACCTACTCCAAGGAATGGATTAAGCAGTTAGATCTGTACTTGCTTAACCACTACGATAACAAGGGGCGCTCTTGCTCTTTGAAGGCGTTGGAAGTCCACCTCGGTTGGGACAATGTAATGGATATGCCATTGGCCCACACAACACTCATAAATGAACATTTGTTGCAACAAGTGTTGGAATATAACTTGAACGATGTTTTATTTACCGCCAAGTTTTATGAGATGTGCCACGAGAAAATTAAACTGAGAAAACAAATCAATAAGAAATACAAATTAAATGTTTTGAATAAAAGTGATGTCGTTATTGGCGAGACCATTTTCCTTAAATATTTATCTGATTCTATGGGCAAGAGCATCAAAGAACTAAAAGAAATTAAAGGTAAGCGCAAGGAAGTTGTGCTCAAAGAGATAATCTTTCCTTACGTTTCATTCGAGAGTCCTCAGTTACAATCCATACTTGAATTGATGCAAGAGACACGCAGTTCTGCATCTTACCTCAAGAACTTTATTGAACATTTGAATACCTCACTATCAACCAATGAATTATATGACAAACTTAAGAAGAATAATATCGATGTTAAGAAGACTGCCCAGCAGAAAAAATCCTTCTCTTTTACAACTTACTACGGTGGAGTTCGCTTGGATTACGGGGTTGGGGGGATTCATGGTTGTGTTACTCCTGGCGTATATGCTTCATGTGATCGGTTTGATATCTTGGATATTGATGTAAAGTCGTACTATCCCAACTTATTTATTCAGAATCGTCTGCACCCCAAACAGATGAATCAAGATACCTTCGTTCAAGTGTACAGCGATATATTCGAGCAGAGGGTTCTAGCACAGAAGGAAGGCGATAAGTTGACCTCCGATGCCCTTAAATTATCTCTCAATGGTCTGTTTGGTAAGACGGGCTCAGATGTTTCGTGTTTCTACGATCCTGATGTCTTCTTTGCTGTAACAGTTAACGGTCAGTTACTTATCTCTATGCTATTGGAGAAACTGTACCAACAAGGCTGTGAAGTATTGCAGGTTAACACGGATGGTTTAACTATTCGCCACGATAAAAATATCACAGACAAGATCAAAGGAATCTGTGCTGAGTGGGAGCAGAAAACCAAATTGACATTGGAGTACGCCAACTATAAGCAGATGATTATCAGGGATGTGAATAATTACATCGCCCAAGGAGCTGATGGTAAAATCAAAGAAAAGGGGGCGTTTGAAACCAAGAAAGATTGGCACAAAGACAACTCATTTATGGTAGTACCACTAGCAGTTAGGGAGTATTTTATCAACCAAGTTCCTATCATCGACACCCTCAAGAAGCACGACAACATCTTGGATTTCTGTGGTCGGTACAAAGCAACCCGTGGATGGCACGCTGAGTACGTATACCTAGAGGGATATGAGGAAAAAAGAATTAACTTTGGTAAAATTTATCGCTTCTTGCCAGTTACCAAAGGAGGTACCTCATTGAAGATAAATAAAGACGGTCGAGTTCATAATCTATTGGATGGTTATCAGACAATACCGTATAACCAAATCACAGATTTTAACAAGGAGAATATTAACTATTCATTTTTCGTAAGCGAATGCCAAAAACTTATACAGACTATTCAGCCATTGCAAACGACCCTGCTGTAGCAATAGCGTTCCCGGAAGTTTTTATTGATCTGAAGGTCATACTGATGTCCTTGCGTTTTGAGCTAGCACACAACAGCCTCTATTTCAATAATCATTTCTCTAGGTGTCGTGCCATGGTGATAATCCCATCCTTGAGTTCTAAGTTTCAGACTTATTACAAGGATGGGTTCTTGTATTTGGTTTTCGCCAGAAAATTGTATCGGTTGCCTTGTGAGATAGACGATGAATGGGTCTCAGAGCAGACCATTGATATCTTGGTAGCCCTACTGATGCATTTGAGAGCACACAGGCCCAATTTCAGAACTAAATACGGATTTTCTTCCAAACCCTTTGATACCTCCCGTTAACCAATTCCAACATTGGTATTTCTTTTTCGGTAGGGGTGTACTTCTTTTCTTGCTGTTTAAAACGCTCAACAATGTTTTTATTCAGCAGCTCACACGCCACAACAGCATCGATTAAATCCGTGTTGTCTACGAGATAATTCTTGGCCTCCTCGATAAACTCTAGGAACCATACCTCATCTGTGTGCTTATTTAGATACTCAATTAAGTACGTATTGCCTCTCTCTGAGCTGTGGTCATTCTTATAGTAACCATATGAGCCATCGCTCTTGGAGAAGTTCTTGCCTAGATAGATAGGCTTCTTAGCTAGCAGATCTAATTTGCCTAGCTGCTTGTATTTGTCTAGTACAACACCACCTCGGTTTACCTCTATCATCGCCACAGCGTTGTTGTAGTACTCCTGTAGTAGAATCATATTGTCTACGATTGCATCGGGATCTGAGTCCCTTTCCGCATAGTGCGCAACGTAGCGATTCAAATCCAAATCTTTAATAACAATGGCTTGCTTAGAACCATCGCCCATATTCTTACTGATAAACGGGATAGGGTCAATGCCAGCAATATAAGTATGACCAGGCTCAGGACTGTGCAAGAAACGCATCTTGCTAGTATTGTCTGGTCTTCTTTGAATAGTACCCTCCACATCACGATATAAAATAGACGCATCGATGGCAGGCTTGGAGCTCAAGATAATTCTCTCTTGGGTGTTCAGCTTGTCGATGATATGCTT